CATTGACAATAAATCAATTGAATCTTGCTCAACTTCCACACCTTTTTTCATTTGCTTAGTCTGTATATCTTTTCTTCTGCCATACTTCTCAGCGATATAAACATCTAATAAATGTTTTTGTGCTGTTTTAGAAAGTAATCCCGCTTCTTTATCAGCTTTAGATACAGGTTCCGTCATCAAATACCCCACAGAACTTGCTCTGATTAAGGTTTCGTTAAAATTTATCATGGTTAAAATAGTTTTCCTTGTTGTTCAAAATAGTGTGAGTTTAGTCCAAAATTTTTCCTCATAGCGTTATATGTTTCAAACCATGCTCTAGCTTGTGATTTTGCCATACGCTCAATTCTTTCACAATACTCAATAGCTTCTTGTCTATCTTTCATTATCCAATATCCTTTGGCATCTGATAATATCATGTAGCCTTTCTTAATTCTTAAATCTCTAATTACCTGTCTTATTTTTCTTAATGTTGATTCTCTTCTATCTACTTCATGGGTTGGATGACTACCTAACCATCTTTCTGAATTAGCAATTTCTTGTTGTGTTATTCTGCTATTAGCACTTAAGATTAAATTTAAAATAGATTGCTCATCGCTAGTAAGTTGCATTATTTAATAGTTTTAAGTTTATCATTATAATATCCCAAAAGCTCTGGATTGCTTTTAGCCATTAACTCCCATGCTTTCAAATCTTCTTTTGTATTGCAGGCATCGATAAACTCTTTTGTTTTTTCTACTAAAGTTTTTTTAGATTGGGTTGGAATAACTTCATCAGGCACTTGGTCATCATAAAAATATCCTAAGTCTTTAAGCCTAGCAACATTTTGTTTATGATAATCTTCAACAAGTTCTCTTGCGATGTCTAATGCTTTATTTGCTGATTCGCCTTGGTTAATGGAAAATTCAACACCAATTTTTTCAGATGAATAATTCCCGAGATTAAAAGTTTTTGTGTAGTTAATAGTTTGAATGTGCATAGTAGTTTATTTAATTCTGGTTACAGTGGTTTTTGTGTCTGTGTTATCATCAACAGACTTAATTTTAAATGATTTATTTTTATTTTCAACTTTCTTTTTTAAATTAGAAACCATTACCATTACCGATGTATATGGATTGCTTAATCTAAGATGTTCGCCTAGTTTTAGATCGGCTACCTTACTGGAAACCGAATCTGGGGAAATGCTTCTTGCCATGTTGTGTGTTTTAAAGACAAAATTAATTTAATTAATTTAATTAAAAAAATAAATTTAATTAAATTTCATATATTTGCATTTCATACATAAGGTTAAAAGGTTAACGATTACCCCCTTTCGTTTCTACGATGAGGGGCTTTTTTGCATATTAGTCAAGTAATAGCTTGACTATTTTACTTTATCCCTTAAAAGTAACATAACAATACCTATATGTTACTTTAATGACACATTATCGTACGAACAAGTGTAATGTTGTTACAATTATATGCATGAAATATTAGTAAAATTCATGCAACTTATTATAATTTAGGTACAACAACTTTTTATTATGTTCACGAATCCGTGAAAGGTTTGAAAATGTGAACACTATCAAAACTTGCAGAGTTTACATTTTTTGCTATTAGGGTAGTATTACTACCGACATTTAACAAGCCCAATTTAAACAATTAACAAATTATGTTACAATTCCATATAAATCAGTAGCATATATACCCTAATTATGTTACAATATTTTACATATTGTACCCTATCTATTTAACAAATTGGTTACTAAAGTTTACCAATAGAAAACTTTATCAATCACAAAAGTTGCTTTATAGTACAACTTTGAGCCGTAAATGAACGACAATCGGCTCATATATGAGCAATAAAAAACCCCATGTAATTCTAAAACATGGGGCTAAACTACTAAATCTACAAACTATGATAACCACCGTAAAAATACAAATTATTTTTCAATAAATTTCTTTTTTACCAAGTTTAACTTTGCCCTGTATTCCACGACTAAGCCTTTTAGCTCATCTCTTGTAGGTCTAACTGGTTGTCTAGCTGTTTCTCTTAGGTACTCAACTAGAGCATTATTTTCTTCATGTAACTTATATTCAAACTCATCTAAATTTCCATCCTTATAACAATTACATTCCTCACATTGTGGTCTGCAATTGGCTTCCATCCATCTTGTACTTAAATTGGATCTACTCATAAAATGACCACATTGAATTTCTTTTACCGGAAGCTTTTTATCACAAGTGTAACATTGTACTATACCATTTTTATCGGCATATTTGTTTCTTAAATATTGGCTAAATACATGGTCTAAATCTGAAGTTAAATTCTTAAAACTTTCAGACTCATCCTCAAATTCTTGCATTCTTTTTTGAGTAGAATGTACAGTAGCACATTGTTTGCACATCTTTTTTGAAAACCAATAATCAATATTGCCACAACTAACACAACGCTTTTTCTTTGTTATTATTGTACTGTTATATGCCATAATTTATTTATTAGATTGTTCTAAACATAAATTACAAAGACCATTATCATTTAATTTTTCATTATGAATTGGGCATAATTCTTTCATTTTATTTCTTTCTTGGTTTTTAATAATAGGCTTAAAAGTCTTTTCTTTTGACTTTTCTGTCATAAACAATCCTTTTATTGATTGCTCATATTTTTTCTTTTCTTCTTGACTTATGTCTTTGTGATATTTGATTCTTATCAAGACATCTTTTTCTGATATGAATGTTTCCATTATTCTTTTAATTTATGTAGTTTGCCATTAATAAATTTAAACCTCCCAATATACTCACCAGCTTTCCAAACCTCAATGACCATATCTAATCTTTTAGCCATTTCGTATATCAGTTCCCTGTTTTCCATAAGCAAAGATAATTAAATTAATTAAATAATAAAAAATATTTTTAAAAAAATAAATTTTGTAATTAAAAATAAAGTTCATTACTTTGCTACTCAATCAAAACTTTTTATGAAAGACTCAAATGTAAAAGATGAAATCCTACTTTATCTTGAAGAGCAAGAGCGACCACTAGCTTGGCTTTCAAGAAAGTCGGAAATACCATATCCGACCCTTTATTCTATTTTTATTCAGAGGATAATGAATCTTTCTGATAAAAATTTAGCTACAATCAATAGAGTACTAGACACTGATTTTATTAACGATTAAATAAATTCTAATGGCTCGCCCAATAAAGAATTACTGTGATTATTTCCCTCACGATAGAGATATGCGTAACCATAGAAAGGTAAAAGCTATTCGTACCAAGTTTGGAGTAAATGGATATGCTATATGGTCTATGACTCTAGAATATTTGACAGGAATTGATGGAAATGTTTTTGAATATTCAGATGTAGAATTTGAATTAATGGCTGGTGATTTCGGAGTTTCTGCAACAGAAATACGGGATGTGGTGAATTACTGTATCAAATTGGAGATGTTATTTCTAAATAACGGATTTATTAACTCAGAATCGCTTGATGAAAGACTAGTACCTGTGTACGAGAAGAGAGGTCGTAGTAAGGATAATAGTAAGAAACAACAGCGTGTGAACGGTAAATTTGTTAGCAGTAATTCCGTAAGTAACGGAGTTTCTGTGGCAGAAAAACCGCAAAGTAAAGTAAATAAAAGTAAAGTAAAAGAAACTATACCAAGTATAGGCGATTTTTTATCTTTTTGCAAGGATGATATGTTGAAGAATAATTTAAATTACAATTTGTACGAATATTCGCTAAAATCAAAATATGACTCTTGGGTTGAAAACGGATGGAAAGATGGGCATAATAACGAAATAAAGTTATGGAAGTCTAAAATTCGCAACACAATACCACATTTAAAGCCCATGGCTGACATTTCTCGCCAAAGTGGTAATAAGTATCAGAACGAATTAGAAACCGCTAGAAACGCCTTTAAACCAATATAAACGATGATAACCATTTTTAAGAACATTTTTTCCAAGGAACCAAATTACATTTCAATTGAAACCGCATTAAACAGGATTCAACAAGGTAAAAGTAAAGCAACAGTAGATGAGATTAGAGGAACAATTGATAAAGAGAAGGCAAATAAGATAAAATTAAACTTACCATCAATTTGTTTTAGTGGTAAATTTGGGGCAGATAGGACAGATGCTCAATTGCTAAAACATAGCGGATTTATCGTATTAGATTTTGATAATATATTTGAACTAAGGGAGAAGCAAACCGAAATTATATCAAATCCATTCGTTTACGCTTGTTGGATTAGCCCTTCTGGGAATGGGTTGAAAGCCTTGGTAAAAATTGCCAATGGGACAAAGCATAGAGAACATTTCCAAGCTTTACAAGAGGTTTTCCCCGAAATTGACCGAAGTGGCATAAATGTAAGTAGAGTTTGTTATGAGAGTTATGACACTGAAATTTATATAAACGAAAATGCGGAAGTATTTAAGAAAATAAAGAAAACAGAGAAGGTAGTTGTTTACGAAAAGAATGATGATGACCAAAAGACTTTTAAAAATATTGTTACTTGGCTTTCAAATAAAAACGAAGCATTTGTAACAGGAGAAAGAAATAATTTTATTTTTAAATTAGCATCCGCTTGTTGCAGATTTGGTATAAACGAAATGACTGCAAATTCATTAATACATTCTGAATTTTTAACCAATTCTGAGTTTACCAAAAATGAAGCAGATAGGGCAATTCGTTCTGCATATAAAGCAAATTCTAAAAACTTTGGTAATGCATCTTTTGATAAAGAAATGTTAGTTGATAAAATTTCAAGAAAAGAAATTGCTGTAGAAAAAGCTGTATTTGATGAAGGATTAAAATTAAAAGATGTTATATATGGAATTGATGTAAAGGAACAAGCTTTAAAAATATATGATGATGGTTATGCTAAAGTAGAAGGTGTTGGAGTTCCTGAATTAGATGAAAGATTTAAACCAAAAAGAGGAGAGATTACCGTACTTACAGGTATTGGAAATTATGGTAAATCATCATTTAAGAAATGGTATCAAGCTATGCGAATAATGTTGTACGGAGAAAAGTTTGCTACATTTTCACCTGAAGATAATCCTCCTGAAGAATACTATCATGATTTTGTTGAAATAATTTTAGGATGTGATTGTAGTCCTGCAAATCCGCACAGACCAAGTAAGCAAGT